GGTGGAAAGAGCCGCGGTTTTTCGCTAGGCAAAAGTGCGCTGGCAGGGACAACCCCGAAGGCCATGGAGGCCGCTGAATGAGTTGGGAAAACTACGAAGACGTCCTTGAGCAGCTGCGCGCTGGTGGTCTTGATGTCGAACACCTTCAGATCGGAACGGCTCAGCCGATCCGCTGCCGAGAGATTAACGGCGATAGGGAAAAACGGGGCTGGTACTGGCTATCCGAAATTCTTGTCGACGGGGAGGGCTGCAAGGTTCCTTTGATCGTCGGAAGCTTTGGCGTTTATCGAGGCAATGACTCCGGAAAGCAAAAGGTCCGCCTGGGGAAACGAAGCCATTTGACCGATGACCAGAAGGCCGCCATCGCGGCTCGACATCAGGCCAATGCCAAGCGGATGAAAGCCATCCGAGAGGCGCAGGCAGTGAAGGCCTCCGGTAAAGCGACTCACGCATGGTCGGCCTATCTTCAAGATGGCCAGTCGGCCTACCTTGACCGAAAGAAAGTCAAGGCGCATGGCATTCGGTTTGCCCCCTCCGGCAATGGAACCATTGCCATCCCAATGGCCGATGAGTCTGGAAAGATTCATGGCCTCCAGATTATTCGGGCTGAGCGCAGGCCGGGTCAGCTGGAAAAGGAATACTGGCCTCGGGGGATTATCAAGCAGGGCCATTACCACCTGATCGGAACGCCTCGGGATCTCCTTTTGGTGGCTGAAGGCTATGCCACAGCAGCCACACTGCATGAGGCCACTGGACTTCCAGTAGCCGTGGCATTTGATGCCAACAATCTACTGCCAGTTTCCCAGGCGCTTTCGAAGCGCTATCGATCGGCTCGGATCTTGGTTTGTGCCGATGATGATTATTTGTCTGCCGGGAATCCAGGGGTCACTGCTGCGCAGGCGGCGGCCATGGCCGTCAATGGTCGCGTGGTGGCTCCAAAGTTTCCCTCCGATCGAGAGGGTAAGAAGCTTACCGATTTCAATGATTTGGCCTTGTTCCCAACAGGGGGCCTGCATCTGGTAGCTCGCCAGATCGAAGAGGCGATATCCGAAGCGGGTTGGGATGCGGTGAAGCCCTCAGCGGCGGGCCTTCTCCCTGCGGGGGGCGGGGAATCCGTCATGCCATCGCTGATTTCTGTTGAAGATGCGGTGCAAAGGTTTTGGGGAACCTATGGCATGGGTGGGAAAGTTCTTTTCGACGAAAAGGATCGACGCCTGGTGCACAAGGATGACGTGATGAACCTTTTGCCACCGAGATCCTGGGATATGTTGAAAACGGATCCGCGCTGGCGTGTCGCGCGGGATACCGAAATTGGATTTGACCCCACCGAACAGGATCAGTCGATCCGATGCAACCTTTTTGGGGGATGGCCTTCAGTGCCCATCGAGGGCAAATGCGAGGCGCTGCTAGATCTTTTGTATTACCTCTGCAGCAATGAAGCCAACAGTGATGAAGTATTTGGATGGATTCTGAAATGGCTGGCCTACCCGATTCAGCATCGAGGGGCCAAGATGCACACGGCTTTAGTGATTCATGGCCCTCAGGGCACCGGAAAAAGCCGATTTTTTGAGGCTTACGGCAAGATTTTTGGGCCTTATTTCAGAGTTTTGGGCCAAGAGGCATTGGAAGACAAGTTCAATGCCGATTGGGCTGAAAAGAAGCTTTTTATCCTGGCAGATGAAGTCCTGGCGCGTCAGGACATGTACCACATCAAGAATCGTCTCAAGGGGTTTGTGACTGGAGACACGATTCGAGTCAATCCAAAGAATGTGGCCGCTCACACCGAGCGAAACCACATGAACATCGTCTTTTTATCCAATGAGCGGATGCCTCTGGTGATGGAAAAGGACGATCGACGCCACGTCGTCATCTGGGTGCCGCCAAAACTGTCCGATTCATTCTTTGAAGACGTCAATTCCGAGATTGAGTCGGGAGGCATCGAGGCCCTGCATTATTTCCTCTTGAATCTGGATCTGGGCGATTTCAAGCCCTGGACTAAACCGCCAATGACGCGGTCGAAATCCGATCTTCAGGAACTCGGGAAAAGTTCTGAAGAGCGATTCCTGGATGAATGGGTCCGGCTTGAGCTGGAAGGGCCCGACGGCAACACGATTCCCTTATGCCCTTGTCTTGGATCTCACCTGTATCAGCTTTACGAGCGATGGTGTGAGCGGCATGGGGAGCGAAAACGAGGCCAGAAAGACCTGATCAGCTTATGTGGAAAAACCCAAGGCTGGTCAGCCGGGGAATCGAATCCTACCTGGATCGACCTGAATGATCGAACCATCAAGAACCGAAAGATGGTGATTCCATCGGATGGTGCGCTTCAAGCCAGCCTTGAGCGTTGCGCGACAGGGAAGCAGCGCGAATACATGCGGGACAAGTATTCCAGCAAGGCCGAATGGCTAACCTCTTCTTTTTTTGCTTTCAGTCTGGCTATGGGGTTTGAGTCATGAAACCACGCCAACCACGGCATCAACCACGCCAAAAACCACGGCTGAAACCCGCATGGAATAAGGAAACCACGCCAACCACGCCAACCCGCGCGCATACGCGCACAGAAAAAAATACACCGAATATCAATGGAACGCGTGCGCCTCGCGCGCACATGTGTGACTGCCGTGGTTGCCGTGGTTTAAGTGGTTTCAAAGAGTTAGAAGATTTTTGCCGTGGTTTATGGCGTGGTTTTTCCACTTCTTGGCGTGGTTTTGAGGTTAATCATGGGTAAGCGCGTTACTCAGACGGAATTTGCCAAGATTGCCAACGTCAATAAATCCACCGTCTCCCGCTGGATCAAGGCCGGCAGGCTCAAGCTCGGGGGGGATGGGTTGCTGGATGTTGATGAAGGCTTACGACAAAGGGAAATGACGGAAAGCCCAGCGCCGCATCATCAAGCCGCCAAGGCGCAGATTGATGATGCCAAGGCTGAAGCTAGAGAAGCACCTGAGATGCCTCAGGAGCCCATGACCCCGGTGGAGCGGATTGGCCTTCGACTCAAGATGGCGACGATGAAAGAGCGCGAAGCTAAGGCAGAAATGGCCAACATCGAATTGGATAAGGCCGCGGGTCTTCTGGTCGAGCGATCAGAGATTGATTTTGTCCTGGCTGATATTGGCAAAACCTTTGCAGAAAAGCTGGCCACCTTAGCGGACCGCTACGCACCGGCCTGCGCCTCCCACCGGGGTGACGTAACCGCCATACACAAAGAACTGGATGATGCGGCGCATGACCTCTTGGCCGATATCAGCGAACACCTTCGCCGCAAGGCAGAAACGATTTAACCCTGGAGACAACAATGACCGATGAGACCTTGAGAATTCCTTGCCAAGTCACTGATCACAGCCTGCTGCCTGAATATGCGCACCCTCATGATGCCGGCGCTGATCTTAAAGCCAGCATTCCCATGAGTATTTCACTGTGGCCTGGCCAGCGAAAAGCGATTCCGACCGGATTAAGCGTAGCCATTCCTGAAGGCTATGAGCTTCAGATCCGGTCTCGATCAGGCCTGAGCCTGAATCATGGAATTGTGGTCGCCAATGCGCCTGGCACGATTGACCCCGGTTACCGTGGAGAGATCAAGGTCATTTTGCAAAATACTGACGATCACAAGCCCTTTACGATCGAGCCCGGGGCACGCATTGCCCAAGCGGTCTTGGTTCCCGTACTTCAGGCTCTCTTTGATCCGGTCGACTCCCTGGAGCGATCCGTCCGCGGTGAAAACGGGTTTGGCTCCAGCGGAATCTGAGACGGTCATGAGCAAAAACAATACGCATTTGATTGAGATTTCTTGCGAAACCTCCATTCCAGGCTTCAAAACCCAGACGCCTGTTCAATTGGCGACCGAGGGCGATGGCTCTTTGGGTCACTGGTTAGCCTCATTTCGCTCGGTTCTGGTCGCTGCCGGGTTTGATGCCTCCATTGCCAATCGTCTCAAACTGGATCGGACCTCGCCTCAGGAGGAGATGGAAACCATGCGCAGCGTCCTGGAGGACAAGAATGGCTGAAAAACTTTATGACCTGGTCGTGGTCACCGGACAGTATCGAACTGCTGCCGGCGAAATGAAGAATAACTACGAAGCAATCGGCGCTATCTTTCAGGGTGAAAAAGGGAAATTCTTTACCCTCAAGGCAACCTTTAATCCGGCTGGTTTAAATCGAGACCCCAATCGGGATTCGATCATTGGAAATTTATACCGGCCAAGATCTAAATCAGCGGATGGGCAGACATCGTTGCCACCCAATGATGATGGCGCTCCCAATGATGACATTCCGTATTGAGCACTGATGCGCCATGGAATCCATCAAGTCAAATCGCCCCAGACGTTCGATCATTGCCATTCCCAATGGTCGTCTTCACCTGTATCGGGTTTTGTCGGCCTCATGCAAACCCAAACCTCCTCAAACCGTCAGCCAATGGTCTGATCAGTTTCGAGTGTTGTCGGGAAAAGCGTCTGGCGAAGCCGGAAAGTGGCGAACCGATCGGACGCCTTACCTTCGGGAAATCATGGATTCTCTCTCGGTCCGGTCTTCCGTCCAGCGCATTGTGATGATGTTTGCCGCGCAGCTCGGGAAAACCGAAGTCGGCTTGAACTGGATCGGATACGTCATGGACCAGGCGCC